GCTATTGTGATTGGAGTGATTCATGCCAGGAATAGTGAATGCCCTATCATGAAGATTTAACTCATCCTTGATAACGTGATAATAATTTAACCCACCCTTGCTGATGGCTTGGCGATTCTTACCTGTGCTGTCTCCTGTTACTATAACATAGTTTGACTTGGGTAGCTTGCTCCTTATCTCAGCACATAACTGCCATATGTCGCTATTCCTTAAACGATACTCCTCAATAAAGTAAACTACTCCAGCTCTAATCTGTGAAGCTACACAAGTCATTGGATCTACGTTAAAGTCAAATGAAAGCAAGATATCTGAATTATCAAAGTCAAATTTGCCAACGTGTTTGTTCTTGTCAAAGTTAGTGATGTAAGGCTTGTCAACCTCAGCTCTGCCCCACTTACCATATAGATTGATGTCTAATAGGTTTTGATTATGCTCATACTTTCGCCTTAAACTTATCTCATAGGCTTCCTTGTCAATGTATTCATTGTCATTTAAAGTAGAGTGATGGATGAGTAGGTCATCTCCATAATCAGCACGAGGTAGGCTTATATCATCAGGACTAAAAAAGTAGGACCGTATAAAGTTATTCTCGTCAACGGGATTAAAGGCACATAAGAATTGCAAATACTCTGCTTGTGGAGTCCTTAGCACCGAGTCAATCATATCAATAGACTCTTTGGAGCATTCGGTTATCTCATCTACAAAGACATGAGTAGCTTGACTTATACCCTTTGTCTTTTCAGCTTCAACCAATCCATAAGGCATAATCTTATGACCTGTTATCTTATTAGTGAACACCATTGAACTGTTGGCTACCTCTGAATACTCAAAGTAATGCTTCATTCCAAACATCTTGATGGCAAAGCAGATGTCCTTGAAAGTAGTTGAACGTATTGTCTCGTGATTCTTTCTGCAATAATAAATAGCCCTGTGCTTTGGTGCAAATGATTCTATTAATAGCTTTAGGATGATGTGAAAAGTCTTGCTTGATCCCCTGCTCCCATAACAAACAATGTATCTATGCTTACTTTTTAATACTTGCTTAAAGTGATTGGAGTAAAACTTTCTTGGTATCGTAGGATTATCATTCTGCATCATTTTCTAAATCAAAGTAAAATCCTTTGTTTAAAGTTACTTCCTGCTTTTGTGCTTCGTTTAATCCAAACCTCTTATAATAGGTATCTATTGCTTTTTGCCTTTCTGCAATCGTAGGACTTACCATTGCCTTCCATATCTTGCCTTGACTATTAACCATCTGCACCTGATACAACTTTCCTTCAATCATACTTGAATTAATAGCATCAACCTCTGCTTTTGTCAATGTTGATTTTAAGGCTTTCTGAACGTCTTTATCATTGTTGGCTTGCTCCACTATTGCTGATGCTCTTTCTTTAGCTTGTTGAATCTCTAATGCGTATTTTTTAGCTAATTTACTGCCCTCAACTCTTGAAGTTGCCATTGTTAGGTTTTTATTAGACGATGTTAGGCGATATGCTTCATCTTGATTGACTCCATCAATAACTAACCTTATAAACTCCTTATGATGTTGTGGTATATTCATTAAATTCCTTTAAATGCTTTTAATGGATAAAATATTAAACTGTTTCTATAACCATTTTCATGAGTTGGTATTATAGGAGTAACTCCATGAAGATTCCTCCAAGCTGGATAAACTAAAATAGAGTTATCTTGCTGTCCTATTGTAGCATTATAATCAGGAACGTGTAAATCACCACCCTTTGAATTGAATTTTTTACAAATAATTACATTAACGCATCCAATTATATTTCCTGTATCTCTATGAAATGGTGCTGAAATATTATAATTTGAAATTGAACTTGTAAATAGATTTGCAAACCTCCATTTTTCTGGAACGTCTTTAAATAATTCTATTTGTTGCTCGTATTGTTTTGGTAGTAATTCTTTTATTAATTGTTCGCTTTCTTTTGCTAAAAGTAACATTGCTTTTATAAACGTTTGTGCTGTTTTAATTGAGTGAACGCTTGAAATGGTTGGATAAGGTCTTCTCATGTGTGGCTTTGGTGGAACTCCACCTAATATAGTGCTCATTTGTGATACTATATTTTTATATTTCCAAATACCCTTCTCTTCATCAAAACCGTCTTTCGGCTTTCTATCCATTTGGCTTTTAGGAACGTTTTTGCTTTTAAATTCTGCATTTGCCAAGTCTGCTAACTTACACATTTTATCAGGCATCTTAGTAAGGTAAAAACCTATCGGTTCGCCTTCAGCATAAAATATACAATCTTCAGTTACATTTGGCTCAATATATTCACAAACATCGCCTATTTTACGATTGTGTTCTACCTGTATTAAATCAATTCTTTTCATTTTATATGCTTTTTGTAATGAGTTGCTAATGCTTTAATATCTGTTTTCATATCTAACCTTTCACCTTTTCTTTTTAAAGTAACAAAAGGATGCCACTCCTTACACATTTTTTTTGCGCTCTCTTCGTCTTTTTTTGCTTTATATTCATTTTGTAAACCACCAGCGTTAGAACCAACGTCAGGACACGAAAACCAAAAATGATTAAATCTTAAAATTCCGTTACCATTTTTAATAGTTTGTAAGGCGAAATCTCTATCCTCTTTTAAATTAAATTCAGGTCTATAATTCCATTTAATTTTTGACACGTTCATTAAGACACAAACTTCAGCAAATTTTTTATTTATTGAATAACTTGTTTTTTCGTGCCAAGCGTGTTGAGTGTAATTTATTCCAATTAATTCAAAAGGTAATTTTTTAGCTTTTTCTAAAATAGTAAACCAAATTGACGCATCTTGTTTTATTGTTTTTCCATTATAAATTCCAAATGAAATTACATCATCATCGCAAATCAGAACCCAATCATAATTATTTTTACGTGCATAATTTAGCATAAAATTACGAACATATCCTATTCCTTTATCATTTTTTAAAATAGATACTTTATCAGGAACTTGATACTTTTCTATTTCTTGTGGTTCAATAAAATGTTTTACCTCAATTCCAACCTCTTGGAATAATTTATATGTTTTTGTGTTTACACGACCTTTAGTAGGTATAAAACAAATCATAATTTTTCCTTTTCAGCTTTTAAGTATTCCATTATCATACCTCCGACATAAGCCTTTTGTTCCCTCCAAAATTTAACAAGTGCAAAAGCTTCTTCATAATGTTCAGCTTCAAATTCAATCTGAATTGCTTTCTTTACCCCATCTGTCATTTCTTTTAATTGATTAGAAACATCATCATCGTCTAAAATTGAGTAATCAATATCTTTTGTTGATTGAGGAACTCCCCATTCAACAGCAGTAGCTTCTCCTAATTCAGCTTCGATTAACTCTGCATCGAACACGATATTGGCTTTAGCTGAGGCATTGTCAGCAAGTGCCATTTCTCTGCCTTGTGGAGTATCAAGGTCAATATCCATTCTCTTGACAGCTATTATTCTCTTGCCATCTGATTCAACTATCTGAACATCGTCTAATCCGATTGACATTGCATTCTCTACTGACTTGTTTCCTGCTATGATGCGATTGTTCTTATCAATGAGGATTGACCTGCCAGCACCGAACTTGCTAAATGACTTTTCAATCAGTCCATTGCCATATTCAGATCCTTTATTGAAATTCTTGTCATCAGGTATTAAGTCCGATAATTTAATATCCGTTTCTTTGCTCTTTGCCATTATTCGTTTATGTTATTTATGATTTCAGCATACTTGTCCTTAAATAGCTTTAAAGTGGTTTCACAGTTAAACACTAAGTCTATCTTATCTTGATGTGCATTGACTTGTTGTGGCTCTCCATACTTGCGAGTCGCTAATATTAGATTGCTTATTGATATAAAGCAGTCATGTGCTGTATAGTTATTCGGCTTCTGCATCCTGTTTGTTTTTCATTTCAGCAAATCTTTGAAGAGTGCCAGCTTCACATTTGAGTATCTTGTCAAACTTTAATGACTGCTTGATTATCTTCTTGGCATGAAGCTCATTGTCTGCCTTTACTTCAAATTGGACTTTATTGCCACCTAAGTCAAGGAATATTAAGTAATGATTCATCGTTTTTTCTTTTATTTTACTTCTTACCGGCTTTTTTCTTTGCCTTCGCTGCGACACTTAATGCGATGGCTACTGCTTGAGCTTGTGGTTTATCGTGTTTAAGCTCTAATCTGATGTTCTTGGCGATGCTTTTAGCACTATAGCCCTTCTTTAACGGCATTGTATATTATTTAGAATGGTAAATCTGTTTTATTGCTATTGTCAGGCTTAAAATCGTTGATGGTGGCATTCCACTTGCTTGGATCGGTTTTGTTCTCCAATAAGTCCAAATTAACATAACCTTGTTCGTTCTTATGCTCATTTAAGAACGTAATAAAATCTTCTACTTTGATTGATAGGCTACCTTTCACAAATGCTGGAGCTTTCTCATTCTTAGCTTTGGCATATAATCCTTTTGCAAATACTTTTTCTGACATCGTTTGTTTGTTTTTCGTTTATTTAATGATTCCTTTTAATTTCCTATTTTCTATGTTAATTGTTCCCTCTTGACCTATATCCAATGTTCCTTTTATCAAGATGCTTGTCTTGGCTCTGACATCCTTTTCCTCTGTGAGATGGCTGTTGAATGATGTGGTCCTGGCAGAGTCTAACTTAATAATCACTTCCGATTCAAATAAGTTTCTTATAAACAACCTATTTTCTTTTATCTCGCAAATGGCAAACTCAACTCCCTGTGCCACTATCTTGGACTTCTCACTATCAAATGCCGATACCTTAAAGCTCATCACTTGTCTTATCCCTCCTAAGTCGTTAAAGCTATACACTCGGCAAAAAGCTGAATAGTCGGATGTGATGATCTTGATTAATTCGCAATGGAATTTCATTTATCAAAGATAGTTTATTTATAATTAACATCAAAATATATTTTTAACTCATTTTATTGCTTTAAATATCAATCAGTTACAACAATAATTCAATTATATTCAAAATAAATTTGGAATATCAATATTAGTTTATTTATCTTTGTGCTATAATTAACAACTAAACAATATTAAAATGAAAAATCAAACAAACACAATCGAAAGCAAATTTCAAGCATTAGTATATGGCTCAACTCATTTAGGTTTAAATGGAGTATGTGGAACAAATCAAGATGTTCGTCAATCTGTATGGAACGAATTTAGAACTACATTTAAGGATGGTGTATTTATTAAGGTCAACGGAGTAGGAGTAAATTTATGTGCTAATCACTCACTTAGTGGTAAGAGTACCTCGTTTAAAGGTGCTATTAGCAAAGATGACTTTATTGCAATTACTGGTTCATCATTTGGATTAACAGATAAACCTTATGCAATGATTGACTTAGGAACAGTTACTGTATATGGTGGTGGCAAATTCTTTACAAAAATTGACAATAAATTAGTAAACTTTAAATAAATAATCATGAATTACATCACATTTATCAATCCACCTGAATCTACTGAACGAATGAAGACTAACTACTTACCACCTAAGGCAAGCAGAAGCTTAAAGGAACGATTTAAGGCTACTCACAAAGCTATTATTCAAGAACTTGACTACATCAGCCGACCAAGAACACACTATGACCACCTGGCGAGAGTGCTTGAAGCTAAGAGACAAATGGGACTTATCAATTATTAATCATAAAATCAATAAAAATGTCAATCGTTAAAAAATTAGATCAAATATTAACCCACATAGATGGAGTCCTCTCAGCTGATAGAGAGCAAAACGTAAAGATACTTGTTAGACAAATCAAAGATGAGCTTTCCAGCAACAATGACAAGACAATGGGAGACCTGTTAAATGTCATCAAGCCTAAGAAGTATGTTATGTATTTTCTAAAAGATAATATCAAGTTTTATGTTGGTGTTTACCAATTACATAATAAAACCATACAAGATGCTAAGATTTATTATTCTTTAGAGAGCATTTCAAATGCTATAAATTCATTTAGCAAATCAATGACAGGACTTAAATT